TTGGATGAGAATTGGACACGCCCAGCGCTATCTGTACGTGTAGCCACTCCTCCGTCTAAGCGCACGTCTGCACCGGCCAACGGCCGCCCATCCGCACCCAAAACCAACAGTCTAGCCGCGCCATCCCTGTACTCCTCTACCGCCACTGACACCTGTGTTGCGCTCGACCAGGTGCCGGCCAACTGCACCACAACCACCTTTGGGCGGACCCCACCGGGGTGCGACTCGAACTCCAGAGTAATGCCATCATCAGCAATTGACGAATCCAGCACCAGTGCTGTGCCTTGTACCGGCAGCAGTGGATGCTCTACTGATATCCAGTCCCCGGGTGAGAGGCGGTACCACCGCAGTGAGACGGTAGCTGATGTGGTCCAGCGAGGCCGTGCCAGCCATCGCAACAGCCGCGTGCCAACAGCCACAGCTACCCGCGGTGAGTCGATCCACGGGGCGGACCACACGCGATGCAACCTACCACAGACCTCTACTGCTCCAGGCGCCTCTAACTCGACCGCACCATTTGGTGCGCCACCTACGTGCCCAAATTCCACCCGCAACGCGGTCGTGAGGTCTGCCAGAGCACTGCGCGGACGTGGGTCTATGAGATCTAGGGGACCAAGCGTTACAACGGGCTGGTGCACCGGTGCAGCCTGCGCTCCAGACCTGATAAATGGGAGTCCGAGTGTCCCCAGGCCGATGGGGCGGCGTACCGTCACGCACGGATCTCGGCCGGGCGGTGTGCCGCCAGGATGCCGACGGTCGCGAGATAGTCAAGCCCGGCCGCTACGTCGGTGTCATCCAGTTGGATCGGGCCGGCCGCGGACGTGACGCGAAGCAGCTCGAAGAAGTCCCGGATTACCGGGTCGTTGGCTTCTGCTTGGTATACAGCAATCCGCTCCAGTGCTGTGAACCGCCGCAGGAATGCGGTGCCGGATATCTCCCGGATGGTCTCAGGAAGGGGGCCGAAGGACCCGAACCTCGCAGGCGGGTACACCGTGACCGGGCCGGCGGGTCCTTCCACATCATAGGACACTCGCGAATATATCCGGTCGTAGACCTCTAGCTTGGCCGGGTCTGCGAACACCTCGCCGAATGTGCCCAGCTCCACAATCCCTGGGAATTCGGCGAGGGCCGCCTCTTGCTGTGGCAATAGGCGGAGCAGCGCGATAGCCTCAGCTTCCCCCAGCCGACTAGAAACTACGATTTTGTCTGCCACTGGAAAATCTGTAGCGTTGAAGAGAGAGCCGTCAACAGCATAATAGATGGCGTCGCGCATCATGCAATCCTCAGTACATCGGCGGATAACGCTCTATCGTAAATGCGCAGATTGCGCAAATGTCCATCAAGAGGAATCGTTGAGCTATTTGATCCGAGGTACACGATATATGGCGAGCCGCTAGGCGGCGCGCCCCCACTTTGAGCGCCTACCAACACCCCGTCTAGGTACACACGCTGCGACGCATATCCGTCAACAACGTACCCAGCTCGATAGGTCAATCCCGCCTGCAATATGGTCGGAGATGAGGTGACCGGAGTGGTGCTGTTGTGCCACCCCACCAGCGCGCCCGAGCCCGCTTGCACGCCAAATAACTGATTTGTTGCGCCCATCACCTGATATATGCGGTGACCGCCCACATGGCCAACATCGATGTGGTCAACATCTACGACTACTGTATAACTATCTACCGGCCAATTGTCAGACGACAAATAGATCAGATCGGCGGCGCGAGTGACGGGTGCATCCGACGTTTGTATATAACTGGTTGCATAGTGTTTTACCTCTATCTGTGCACCCCACACATACACTCGCGCCGATACATGCGACACAATCGTCAGTGATGCGGTGGTACCAGTCAGCGTCGATTGCCATTGGTATCGTCGCCATGTTGACGTTGGCGCCATATCACCTAAATATACTCCCGCACACCACACGGCAAACGTGGCGCCTTGCGTATCAGCCAGCGCATACACACTAATCGTCACCGTGGTGCCTATTGTGTAGCCAGCTACTGACTGCGTGATTTGGCCATACTGCGTACCGTCAAACACCAACGTATCAGCATTTGTGGTGCCGTCGGGCGCCGCCCGTGTATTGACTTGCACGGCGCAGTTATAGAGCCGTAGCCAGGCCGCTGCGCTGAAATCAGCAGAGTACAAACAACTATTTGACGACGCCCCCTCAATTAGCAGACCAGCTGACTCAAATCGCGGCGCATTGATCGCTGCTGTTCGGATGATCCCGCCGCGATCGACATACGTGGCAGTTGTAGCGCGCTGGGATGTGATGGATCCGCTCCCAACTGCCAACTCGGTAGACCAAACCAGCGGAGCGTGTAGCACCGGATCTGCCAAATCTCCCAACGCCTTGACCGGTATCGGCACGATGCCGAGGTCATCTAATGTTGTGTTATGCGGATTGCCTGCCGCCGTTACGTGCTCCTCCCACCGATTTATCAGTGTCGATACCACGTCGCTGGCCACTTCGGCGCCACTGCCCCAGGCATGCGCCGTAGATCCACATTGTCCTCGCTCTACCCCTGTCAGCGTGTACGGCCCACTCCCACTAACGCCGGTATAGGTCACCACCTCGGGTGTTGAGAGACCATCGGATATCACCAACACTGCCATCACACCCTCTGGTACCGCGGCCGGGGTCGCGTACTCTCCATCAAACGGCTGCACTACCAAGGTGCTAGTGGCGGCGCTGACGGCCTCTAATAACGTTGCTCTCACAAAATCTTGGACGTGGTAAATCACGGTCATGGGGCAGGTCACCACTCAGGTGGATAGAGGCGGGCGATGCCCTGGCGCCGCAGCGACCAGATCGCGCCCACGGAGTTGCAGATATCATCTAGCGCAGAACGCACGGTCTGTGAGCTATCGGAGAGCACACCGCTCGCCTCCAGTCCCGCTGCAGCGCATTCGGCGCGGAAGTCGTCGAGGCGTGCGGGCTGGATGTCCAGGCCGCAGAGGTTAGCCAGGAGATCCCACAGCAGATCGGCAGGGTTGGTGATCAACGCACCAGTGCGGGGGTGAAGCCGGCCGCGCACCCACACCCGCAGGCTCTCGCCTAGGCGCAGTGGGGTGCCGAGATCGAGGAGTGCCACAGCGTGGCCGGTGCGGTCGGTGGTGTTTGTGAGACGCGGGGCGGTGGTGACCACGCCGGCGCGCTCCACCCGGTCCAGGCCGGCGCAGACGTGATCGGCGACGAGATACCAGCGGCCTGTGCGGTCGTACGGCACCGGCTGGATATCGCGGCGACCCCACACCCATGGGAGCGCCCCCAGCTCGGCGAATTCGCCCCACACCGCGGTGGTACGCAGGGGAACTTTGTCTGGCAGGGTGAGCAGGGTCACGACTCGATCTCCACGCGCGCCTCTGCGCCGCACTCCACCGCCACTACGCGGCCCTCAGCGAGCACCACCACCTCCCCGTCGATCTCTGCCCGCACTTCGGCCCGGGCGCCGAGCGGCGGCACTGCCCAACGCCGCGAGAGTGCCCCATCGCCGTTCGCCAGAGTGGCGCCAGCTGTCGGCGCCTCGGCGCCGCCGCCCAGACGGGCGCCGCCGCGCACCGGATCGAGGGCGATGAGCCGTGGCAATCGCAGCGGCGCGGTTAGGAGCGAAACCGGGAACGCGCCGCCCGAATAGATCTCGACGGCTGGTTCGGTAGCAATGTAGAGCCAGCGCCAGATCATTCGATGACCGCCTCCAGCGGCAGCTCAATGGAGAGGGACGGCACCCGCTGCTCATCCTGCTGGTACTGGAATACGTCCTGGACCTCGATGAGATCGGTGGCGATGCGGACGAGCCTGGCATCGCCCGGGTGAAGGTGATGTGGCACCAGCACGAGCGGCCAATCGCCGCTCTCCTTGAGCCCGTCGACCATCGCCAGGACGGCATCGGCATCCGACCAATCGGCCCAGGTGCGCCACGCCACCAATCCGCCGTCGCCGCGTCCCAGAAACGCGCTACGTGGGCGCAGGCCGCCGGAGCGAGTCACGGCGTAGGCGCGGGAGAGGCGCAGCTCCTGCGGCTCCGATACACGCTCCGAACGGCCGACGAACAGCCAGCCGACCTCGGCGCCTGGGGCACCGGAGACGGTCCACCGGAGCTGCTGCACCTCCAGCGCCTCGGGCAGCAGCGAGACCATCGCCCCCCGGCGCTGCGCGAGTGTCGCCACCGGTACCCAGGCCGCGCCGTCCCAGCGGTCGACCTGCACCACTGCGCCGACCGGCAGTTTGTGCAGGGCGACCGCCAGAGCGTCGAATGCCTGCGGGGTGGCCCATGACGCGGTGACGGTGCGACCATCGTCATCCCACGCCCAGCGCTCGTCATCTGGGTGCGGGAGATGACCCGGCGCGTGAGGCTGCTCGACAGCGAAAACCCACAGGTCACCCGCCGCCCAACTGGGTGACACGCCCGCCTGGAAGGTCGCCTGGAGTCCATCCACAATCGCCTGCGTACCGGTCGTGAGCTGCTGTTCGCCGGACCAGGCGCCGCCCCCCTTGCGCCACCGCCACCGGCCGCCGGTGACCTCCACCTGCCATTGATCGCCCACAGCGTTCGCCACTGCACCGCGCCGCAAAAGGAAATGCAGGCCGCCGGCGCTATAGGCGGCCTCGCTGTTGTGAACCACGGCATAGGGCGGCAGCAGTCCAGCGGGACCGTCTACGCGCCAGGTGTGGGTGTCATTGCCATCGACTCCACCCGACAAATACAGGGGAGCACCGTGGATGACCGAGATCTCGAACCTATCGTTTAGGGCGTAGGTCCCGAGGGAGATCCCGTCGCTTCTGATCTCGACCGTCACGGTGTCGCCCGGCTTCAGTGACTCAGGGCATTCGACTTTCAGCACGAAACCCACCTCACGGGTCGGTTCGATGCGCCAGCCGGTTTCTGGATCGTAGACCCTGCGTGCGGACATCCAGTAGTGATTGGGGAACAGCCAGAGGTATTGGTTTCCTTCGACCTCAAAGCCGTAGTCGTCATAGCGCTGCCAGCACTCGCTTCCGTCGGTGCCGGCGTCAGATTTTTTTGGGAGCAGACCCGCTTTAACACGCACGTGATCCGCTCGGGACTTGTATTTGGTGGCCAGGGAATCAATCTGCGCTGAAATTCGCCCAGAGGCGGCGACTTGGTCGCTCAGGTCCTTTTGGTATCCGATCTCATCGACCGAGCCTAGATAGGCCAGCACCACCGCGTTGGTGCCTGAGAGATAACTGCCCGTCGGATGGAAGATTGCGCCACGACCGGACCCGCTGGACACGCTACTCACGGTCACGTAAGTGTTGGTGCCCCCTGAACTGTTGGTAACGGCCCCGCCAGCAAGACACTTGAAGAAGCCATCAGCATGGCGATAGGTGCTATTGGTCGTGAAGTTGAAGGACGCGCCTGGACTGAGTTGCACGCTCGTGAAGTCCGTGGCACTCGGCAGAGCGAAGGTATCAATGCCGCTCAGTGCGGCGAAGTCGCTGCTGACCAAGGTCAGCAGCGCATCGAACTCGGTCAACGCCGCAGCAGCCGGCACACCCGCCGCGAAGATATCCGCGAGCACTGTCAAAAGCACGTCGTCTCGCACGCGGTTGGCGGCCGTCACGTCATGCTGTGCCACTTTGATTTCGCCCTCCGCGGACAGTACCGCATTGCCGGCGACGAAAGCGTGATGCCAGGACGTAACCGCCTCCAGTTTGGCCAGGTAGGTCGGGTCAAGGCCCATGTTGGCATCCTCCAGCTCGATCCCAAGGCACTCCTCCGAGGGAGAGCCGGTGTAAGCGGTGTTTTCGCATGCACAATCTCCGTAGTTTGGGACGGCTTTCCACACCAGCCGCAGAGTCATTGATGCGGGCGCCGCAGCCCCCAATCTCGGCTCATCCAGGCACACTGGTGGCGACACCTCGCCATCACCGCGGCCGGCGTAGTTGATATCAGAAATCCATACCTGTCCCGGCGGCGCCGACACCTCCGGCAAGCGCCGCGGGATGGTGAACTCATAGCCCTCATTGGACCACGGCACACCGCTGGTTGCCTGTTGGAGCGCGCCGCTCACGGATCCGATGACGGACCACACCTCAGCGCCGGTGGTGCTCGCCTCGATGCACACCACGCTCAACTTTTCCGTGGGGGCACCGGCAGGCACAGTGAGGTTATTTAACTCGGAGGCCCGGACATACTCGGAGCCAGATGTCTGCACCGGCAATTGGTAGCTCTCGGTGCGCAGGAGGAGATCCCTGGCGTTTGGGCTGGCTGGCAGACGCTCCGCTGAGTAGGAGCCATCCACGGTCAGCAGGCTGCTATCGCGGACGATCGCGGCGAGCAGGTCGTAGAGGGTGACGATGCCTGCGAGCGTCTCGGTGGTCACCCCGTCCGTGATGGTCACGGTATAGGTGCCGGTCACGAGCTGCACCGCCGTACCAGCCGGAATGGAGCGGGCCACCGCCGGCACGAAGGTGTAGGTAATCGCCCCGTCCGTCGTCTGTTTGTATTGCCGATAAATCTGCTGAGGGTCAGCGGCGAAGCAGATCCGCGGCGCTGCGGCCTGCAACTCGCCGGAGGGTAGCAGCGCCAGCGCGCCCCAGTCGTACTCAGGACCAGAAACGCCAGTGGCGCCAGCGCTGAGGTCGGCGAGCAGGCTATATGGCGCCGCGGATCGCACGATGCCGGCCGTGGATACGGAGAGGCGGATGGTGTTGCCGTCCGCGCCCGGGTTACGGGCGCGAATAGTGTATCCATACAGCATCGCCCAGGCGTGCAGGGTATCGATGCCGAGGTCGACTAGCGATATCGTATACACGCCGGCAGTAGCCCCAGCGTCGACTGCGAGCCCCTCCAGAGTGCCGTTGCCGGCGCCCGCGAATTGGGGGGAAGAGACCTGCGGCGACGCACCGGCGTCGGTTGATACGATCTCCACTTCCACGGTGGTGTCCTCAGCGCCGGTGTATGCACCGCCCAAACGCACGCGCCCGTTGCCTGTCTTGCGCGTCTCCTTGAGGGCGATGGCCGTCGACGGGCGCACGTGGGAGGCGGTCAGCTCGGCGCCAGGGAGAAGGTTCCGCCCCTGGTGCAGGAACAGGGTACTCACCGTTTGCGCCTCTCTATGGCCGCCAGCTCGGGTTCAAGCCGCCGCGCCAGGCCCCGCAGGAATTCGCCGCTTTGAAGCAGGGACTGCTCTCCACCGCCCAGGTTGGCCACGTGGCGTGCAGTGCGCTCGGCCTCCTCGCGCAGCGCACGTGCCTCACGCTCGCGCCGCTGGATGCGGCGTTGGGAGTATTCCCGGTCGATCTCGTCGAGTGCCTCGGCATCCTGGCGTGCAGTCTGTATCTGGCCGGCGCCCCCCCCCTGCCCACTGCTTCCTGGCCGTTGACTGCTGGTATCACGGGCGTTCTCACGCTCCGTTTGCTCCCGATCCGTACGCTCTCGCTCCTGCCGCTCATCGGCGAGATCCTGCATCTTGCGCTGATGCACTTGGTCCAGCAGCCGGAGGGCTTCTGCCGCTTGTGCTGCGGCCTCGTCGTTGCCAGATTGACGTGCCTCATCCTCCGTTTGTTGCAGCTCCCGCCGACGTTTTTCATAGTCGCGTTGCTCGATCGCATCCTGATTATCTGTCAGCCTGTCTAGCTCATCCTGTAGAGCTGCGATCGTGCTGTCCAACTCATCGGTCAATTGCTGATTTGCCCGGCGCAGACGCTCCACTTCTGAGGTGATCCCGGAGAGCGTTTGCTGATCGAGCATGTCAAACCCGCGAGCGCTTTGCTCGATTGCGTACAGCTCTCGACTACTAATCGTCTCTAGCGATGCTAGCCGCTGCGTCAGCACAGATGCCCCGGCGTACTGCGCTTGTTGCGCCTCGGACAGACGAGCCTCGATCTGGCGGAATCCATCGGCAAAATCGTCCATCCATTTGCCGACGCCGCCGCCCTTGATGGTGATGGTATCAATCAGATCATCGAGCGCTACCTGGCCCGCTTGACCATATTGACTCAGCTCCTGCCTCCCACGCTCAACGATGCCCCTCAGCGCGTCAAATTGACCGCCTCCGGCGGCGGCTGCCGCCGCGGCCCGCTCTATGCCGGCGGCCACTTGATCAGTGGACTCCGCGTGCTCAGCATTGGCCTCTGTTGACTGTCTGGTTTGTTGCGCTCCCCGCCGAGTCTCATCCGCCTGGCGCTCCTGCATATCAGCCTGATGTCGCAGAGCCTCCGCGTCATTTGACTTTTCGTTAGCACTGTCGATCAGCTCTTGCCTAGACTGCTTTTCGACCTCCGTTAGTTTTTCATATGCGCCGGCTTTATCGAGGATTTCGGCTGCATGTTGTCGCTCAAGTTCGGCGGCTGACTGTAGTGTCTCGATTTTTGCCCTGGTCCCGTCAACTTGGGCTTGTATCGCGTCGGCGGCATAGTGCCGTGCAGCAGTCTCGTTGCCGAGTCGGGTCATGAGATCAGCGTTCGACGTCGCCTCGGCGACGGCCGCTTTCGTCGCCGAGTCGATGAGGTTTGTTTGCCGCTGGTGCGCCTGAGCTTCCGCTTCCAGCTGTTTTGTCCACGCCTTTGATAACGCTACCGCGTGCTCAACCGCGGTGTTTTGATCGCCAACGGCGCCAGTCGCTGCGTCAAATGCCTGCCCGGCCCTCGCAAAGGTTTGAGTCAGCGCGGTCAGGATATCGGCTTCTTGTTGGTGTGCTGCCAGCATTGCTTCGCTATCTGCCAACATCCGCTGACTCGCTTCATCGAGCAGTTGCAACTCAGTTTTTGCGCGCACCCACTGCGCTGTTGCGCGATCAAATACCAATATCCCATCGGCTTCGGCTCGATTGAGGTCATCCATGCTATCAACCACTACACCCGTCCGCTCGCTGATCTCTGCCAGATGTTGAGCGGCCTTGCCTTGGTTTTGCTGGATGCTATGGGTCAGTCGCTCAACATCGGTGGCTAGCAGCTGATACGCCGTGCGTGCTATCAGCCCGGCATCCGCAGCCTGACCCGACTCTATTGCCCACTCGCGGAGCGCGCCCCCAACGTTGTACCCGATGAGCAACGCACCGGCACCCGCCAGACCCTGAATAGAGGCGGTTAGACCGGTAAACCTACCTACCACAGATAGCAACGTCGGCAACATGGACGTTAGGGTGCTGGATATAGTAGATAGCAGCGGTCCCACCGGCACCCCGGCGGCTACTAACAGTCGCCAAGCTGCGGCGGCCAATCCGATTTTTACAGCCCAGTCGGCCAGGGTGCCGACAGTACCAAATACTGTGGATGCAATCTGCGCTATAACTGGGATAACTACGTGTGCGCTAGTTCCAAGGCCCTCGATCTGGCCGATGATATTGGGTAAGGTGGATTGACCGCGAGACATCGCCTCCCACACTAATGAGAGGGTGTCTGCCAACGGCTCTAGGCCATCGAGCAGCCCGGCTACGTAATGTGCAAACGTCCCGGTGACGTTTGCGACAGACTGGATTGCGTTACGCAACCCGTCTACGGTGCGCAAATCTAGCCCATCAAACAACGCACTGAGCAGCTCTCCCAGTTCGCCACTGGCTGACGTTAGGCCGTCTACCAACGGCGACCAGTCGACACCTTCAATGGCGAGTTCCAGGTTGGAGGCCATCGCCTCTATGAGCGATTGGAGTGCTGAGATTTGCGGCCGTATTGCATCGAGTAATGGGGACAAACTGCCGGACTCGACAGCAGCATCAAATGCCGCTGCCAACGTGCCGGTGGCGGTTACAACGCCGGTGATTTCGTCCTTGAGTTGGTTGCCCAAAGTGACCGCCAGTTGACGATATTTTTCGTCTGCCTGGGCCGTCTTAGAGGCGGAGGTCTCCATCCGCGTCGAAACCTCGGCCATCGCCGAGCCAGACGATGTTTCCGCGGCGGAGGTAACATCCATCACCTTTGCTAAATCGCCAAACACTACAGCCATGCGGCCCGCTTGCTCGATGCCCACCAGCTGAGCTGTTGCCTGCTGTCTCTCAGCATCGCTCAACTGCCCAAGGGCACTCGCAACGTCGATGAATATCTCGCGCCCAGATCGTAATGCTCCATTGGCGTCAGTCTGGGATACGCCGATCTGCGCTAATGCGTCCGTTACCGGCGTTGCATCGTCAGTCAACCTCTGCAGACCCATTTTGAGTGCATCGGCGGCCTCGGCCCCCGACTGGTACACTTCGATTATTGGGGTCAGTAGCCCGGCAGTTTCGCTGAGGCTAAACCCCATTGCCTTGGCAATAGGGCTGATGCCAGCCATACCATCTGAGAGCTGCCGCACGTCCGTCGCGTAACGATTAGAGACCTCATTGAGCAGATCAACAACATGCGCGGCTTCGGAGGCGGGGGCGCGGAACCCTTTTAGTATCGATACGAGATTGGCGGATGATTCGGCGGCATCCATTTCGCCTGAGATCATCATCTGTGTGGCTCGTTCTACTAACTCAATCGCGTCTGCGGACTCAAATCCGGCCTGCTTGAACGACGTCATTGCATCGACTAGTCGCTCGCCATTTGCGCCGTATTTGATCGCTAATACATCTAATTGTTCTCCATATTGGCGCGCTTCCTCGGTACCGTTCTCGGACACTTTTGCCAGCCCGGACAGCACACTCTCATACCCGGTGGCGGCCTGATGTACGTTGATTGCGAGCGCTGTTATCACAGCGTCTAGCGCTGCCGCTAGCGCTAGCGATTTTGTCGTCGCGGCGGCCAGCGGCTCTGTAGTTCCCTTGACCGCCTCCCCGAATCGATCCATCAGTCCGGCGGCATGGGTGTAGCCGCTGGTGGTGAGTGCCTCACCTAGCTCCCGCACCTTTTTGTTGACCCCTTCGATGTCCCGGGTTGCGAGATCGAGAGCGGAGATGACGATCTGTATGTTGAGGTCTTGATTGGACATGTGGGGTGGTCTCGGGTGCGGCCAGTGGGTAAGGTTAGGCGCCGAATCGATACTCGAAGAACTTCGATTTCCCAGCCGGGCGGGTCATGTCCGACATTACCTCGCCGCTGACGGACATCGGGGCGAAGCCCTTCGGGTTCACGAGCACCAGCTCTTTGAGCGGGTCAGAGGCGAAGCGGAAGGCATCCACCGTGACCGGCTTGGAGCTCTCCACGTCGTTCAGGCCCTCGAAGCGCAACCACAGGTCCGGCGCAATCGTGGTCAACGCATCAACCACCACCTGGTCGCCAAAGCTGAAGTCCGCGTGGATGGGCAGGCCGCCGTCCTCATCGGATTCGGCTGCCACCGCCGCAGCAATGGCGGTGGCGAGGTCGCCGCCCGCGGTAACGTTGATGGACCCCCACTCGGGGTTGACGGTGTAGTCGTCGTAGGTGGTGAGACCGTCCACAGAGGTCAGCACCACACTGGAGACATTGAGATAGCCCAGGCTGATGGTGAGGCCGGTGAAGGCAGTGATGGCCTGATCGGTCGCACTGCCGGCCGCGACTACGGCGCTCTCGCCGTAGAGCAGGTGGGCCAGGTTCTGGCGCTCGCGGGAGAGCCAATTTGCGGTCAACTTGCAGGACTGCTCGGTGCGCCTGCGCTTGATCTTGCCCTGGTTGCCAGTCTGGTTCTCACGGAGGTACTCCATCGAGACATCCAGGGCGATCTTCAGCTCATCCACCTCGCCAACCTGGCGAAACCCAAGCGGCTTGCCGAGGGCATTGCGCAGGGCGACAGAGACAACGCCCTGGCCGCCGTACCCATACGTTTCAGTGATCTGGTTATGTGCCATTCACAGTCTCCTTAATCGGTATTTGCGGTCTGTCTACTCGACGATGCCGGCCTGCCTCATCCGCGTTGCGCGGGCCTGGTCGACCTCGACCTTCGCGCCCTTGGGCACGGCCACGCCGGCGTGGATGTGGTTGTCCTTCTTGATGGTCACGGTCACTTTCTTCTGCGGCGGTGCCGCCTCGGTCTTGTCGGCTTTCTCGGCCATTGACGTTCTCCAGTAGTGGATCAGGCTCGCGCTATTCGCTGATGCGTCCACGCGAGCGGGTAATATCCGAACCCGGCGCTGTGTCCTGCCTTCGGCGGCGTTACTGCGACGAGGTGCCCAAGGTTGTCCCCGATTCGCCATCCAGCGAGGGCTTCATATACCGCATCCATCAGGACCCCAGCATCAACGTGCATCTCGTCGCTGCGGGGACGTGCATTGCGAATAGCTACTACGGTCAACCAGGTGAGAGTCATCTCAGTGATTCGGCCTGTGCCGTGCACTGCGTCGACTTTGTGGCCGCCGAAAACAACGTGCACAGCCGGGCTTGGCTGCTTACTCTCGACCACTCCGGACAAGTCCGCAGCAGTCAACACGCGCGGACGCGGAGTAATTGCCGCCAGCCGCTCTTCCAACCTCGCCACGATGAGCGGCCCCGCCTCCAACATCAGAATCGCGTCCAGTCAATGCGGCTCACCCCGGACCGCGCCACCACGCGCCCATCGGGAGCGGCGGTGGCGGTGTCCTGGGCGCCGAGGCTGGCGCGGCCGCGGCTCACATCGAGCAGCCAAGCGATGTGGTCGCGGTGGCGGTCGGCCACGTGTTTCGGCGGCTCGCCGACATGCAGCCGGTACCAGACCAGGTCGGTGCAGACTCGGCGCAGGTCGGCGCCGGCGACCAATTCGGCAGACAGCGGCAGGGGATATCTGGGCGCCAAATAGCTGTCGATGCGTGCGGAGGCGCTCGAAATTTCTTTGACGATGCGGCCCAGCGCCTCATCTGCGAGCGTGCGATCCTCGGCGCTCCAGGCGGAGCGGTCGGCCCCGTCGATGGTGGCGCGGAGCAGGTCGCCCGTGACGGCCGCGTCATCCGGCTCCGCCAGCTGTGCGAGCTGGTCGGCGCCGAGGATGAGTAGGTCGGAGGGGGTCGCGTACGGCATGGCTTATCGCCGTCCTTTCGGTTTGGCCGTCGGCGGATCGCCCGGCCGCTCCGGAGCCTCTGGCTGCTGCTCCGGCGGTTCAGCCTGTCGCTCCGGAGTCTCGGGCTCGGGCTCGGGCTCCGGATCACCCAACACGCCCTTCAGCTGAAGCGGCTCCCCGACATCTTCCGGCAACTCGACATGCGAGCCGGAGAGGTAGCGCCGGCCGTCATGCCGCAGGTTCATGCGTACGGTATAGCGGGGCATATCAGGCCACCACGTCTTGCAGTAAGTAGCCGAGGTCCGGCGCGGTGATCAGCTCCGCGACACTCTCACCGACGCGCACCCGCTCACCACCCCGCAATCCGATATCGGGATCGTGGATCGAGCCCGCGACGCGCCCGCCGAACTGTGCGGTGAGGGCGAAGGTGGTGCCGCTCGACGCATCCGCCAGTTTGTCGCGGTACATGAATGCCATGTGCTTGCCCCAGCAGCGGGCCATCACGGCGGCCTGTCCCTTGCGTGCGGTGTTGACGAACGCCTCGCCGACGATCAATTCCTCCAGCTCCAGCAACTGCGCGATGAATGCTGCCGGCACGATGCCCGCATCGCCAGAGTTTCCGTGGAATGCCTTCACCACATCGGGATGCTGGGCGAGGTAGGAAAATGCGGGCCGGCCGATCACGGCTGCGGTGGGCCGCATCAGCATCGAATCCATCACCTCGGTGAGAAGCTTGATGGGGTGGCTGTCGGCGTGGCTAAACTGGTCGGTGCCGCTCAGTTGATCCTTGTTCGCCACCGCGTAGTTGTGGGCGTTGAACATCACGTTCGCCACCCGCACCTCGCGGTCAAGTTCGATGAGGTTGGTCACCTGCTCGACGGCCTTGGCGCGCGGATCGTGGTTGGGCGGTGCGTTGTCTATGTCCGCCTGTGGGATCGGCGCATCCAGGCCGTAATCGACCGTGGAGGCGGTCACGTCGGTCGCGGAAAAGGTCACTTCGCCGGGCTTGCTGCGGCGTCCGACTTTGGTGTCCGGGATGGTAAATCCTTCGGCCATCGCATGTTTCAGGTACTTGAACTCCTGCTTGCCTACCGGCACACGGGGCATTACCTGGTCGGCTATCAGACGGCGATTGCGGTAGGCGATGGCAATCGCGGTCAGGTGCGGCTGGATCGGGAACGGGGCCTGGCTCATCTCTTGATCCTCTTCGTTAGCTCAGCACGCCGGGGGCCAGCAACACCTCAGCGATGTCGCCGGTGCTGCCGGATACTTCGGCGAACCCGGCGATGCGCACTGCGGGATTGCGGTAGGTCACCACCAGATACCCGCCGGTAGTGTCGGTCCCACCGACGTTGGCAATGGTGTCTGGCGCAGGCGCCTCGAACTCAGCGGTTAGATCAGCTGCGGTCTCGGAGGCGTCGGTGGCATCGAGGTGCATTACCGAGATGAGGGTGTCGGTAGTGGCGATGCCGGTCACGGTGTGATTTCCGGCGCCGCCGCCGGCAATCACCGTCTGGTGTATTTGGGGCGCGGTCGCGGCCACTGCTTTGCCGTTGACATCGGCAGTCACCGCCTGGCCGCGGGTGATGGTGCCGCCGAACTCCACTTCCGCAATCCCGTGGGTGTGGATGTCGACACGCTCACCGGTGTCGGCACCCAGCTCGCCCGAGACGCCGCAGATGGCATCGGTGGCACCAGCGGCCTGCAACACGGCGCCATCGGCGGCGCCGTGTTTCGCCAGGCGGTAGGGATTGATGGCGGCGTCGGCCACGCGGTTCTTGGTCAGCATCAGGTTCATGCCGTCTTCCCCTTCATGACGTGGGCAACGGCGGCAGACACCGAGATGGTCCGGCCGGCACGCTCTTCTGCCGCCTGGAAATCCGCTGCGGCGCGAGCTATGGCCTCGGCGTCGCTGGTGTCGATGATGGAGTCGGCGCCGGCGCCGGTGTCTGTCTTGCCAGGGGTGACATCGGGCGGCATGGCGGAGGCGAAGTCGATGAACCACTGTACGAGCTGGCCCGTTTTCTTTGTGCCGTCGGCGGCGCTGAACTCGAAGGTGGCGTTTTCCAGCGCATCAATGGCGTGCATGAAGTCCATGAAGCCGGATAGTTTGGCGGGCGCGTGTCCCGCGTCCACCAGTCGGTTGTAGTGGGCTTGGAACTCGGCGTTACGCCGCTCACGGCGCTCTGAGGCGAGCTGATTGGAAAGGCGCATCTGTTCCGCCTGGGCGGCGGTCTCGGCTTCGGCGCGGCCGGCAGCCTTGGCCGCGTCAATGTCCTCCTGGGTGAAACTCATGGCATCTGCTCCTGGTGCGGTGAACTGATTGGGCTGAACGGTGTACTCATCCGCGGCGAGCCGAGCGATCTCTTCCAGCTCCCATTCGGAGAGGGCGGCGTCGGCCGTCTCGCGGTCGAATTTGTCGATGAGGAGTTCGCGCAGGCGGCGGAAGCCGCGGGCGATCATCTCCAGGGCACGGGCGGAGCCGGTGGAGAAGTCGAAGATTTCGCCCTGGGGCGCTTCGTAGTTGAGTGGGGCGAGCGGGATGGCCGGGCGCTTGGCGCCGAGGAAGCCAACGTGGTCAATGAGCCAGCGCCCCTTGTCTTTGACGAGACGCACCGACCGGCTGCTGTAGTGGCCTGCCTCGACGGCGGCGGCGAACTCCGGGGTGATGTCGCGGAACTTGGCAAAAAGTGAGTCGCCGTCACGCTTGAGCGACTCGACCCAGCCGTAGGCGGGATCGTTGTGCTTGGGGTGGCCGATTACAAGCGGTGCCCGCCAACCCGCGGCATGGCTATCGATGATCTGATCGAGATCGGCGGTGGAGAATTCGATCTCGGTGCCGTTGCCGGCGGTCTGCCGGCCGGCGCGGAAGATCTCGACCCAGGCGTCGAGTCCGCGGGGGGTGGTGTGGGTGCGCTCTTTCATGAGCGCATGATGCGGTGAGGGTGGGGACGGGAGGAGGGGGAAAGGTTTCCCCCGCAGAGATTACCCCGGTGCTTGTTTAGGGTGGCGGCTTCTGGGCGGCGCCGTCAAGCCGACGAGGTGAACGCGGATTGAGTCAACTCTTCCCCAGCGCCTTCTTCACCTCTTTCAGGATCGCGCTGAATTCATCGACGGCGAGACGCACCGACCGGGAGTCAACCCACCGGTGATCTTCTGGATACTTGTGCAGTTCCACTTCGTCCGCAGCCAACTCCCGGCCGCGCACGGCATGCAACAGCCTGTTCATCCGATCCTTGAGGCGGCTCTCAAGGTCCGTGGTTTCGAGAGGAGAGTGAAATCCCATGTGCGACTCCGTTCCTGAAATGAAGGTGACTGACCTGAAATTCTTCTTTGCCGAAGCAAGGAAACGCTTCGACATGCTGGCGGCGAGGATGGCGACCCTTCCCGAAGGGCTGCCGGACAGCGAAGAGACCGCCCTGGTACTCGATATTGAGTTCGCCCGCGTGCCCCTCGCTCTCATGTACGAAACCCTGCGCCCAGGCGACGAATGACCTGCGCCCCATCCCCCCGTACCAATGAATGGGTGGCTCCTGATTCATTGCCCCTCCACCCTGGCCAACTCCTCGCGGGTCCGCTCCAGTTCGCCCTGCTTCAAGCTGATCAAACTGTCGTACTTCCTGTTGGTGGCGTCCATTTCGGTCGAGAGAGACTGCTCCCAGGTTGCGCCGGCGAGGTTGTTCGCGGCGCGGGTTTTCTTTGCTGCGATGCGTTGGAGATCGGCTTCGCGTTTGCGGTTGAGTGCGTTGATCTCAGATTCCAAACTGCTGATCTTTGTGCGGATCTGATCGGCTTGGACACGGGTACCGAGGGCGCTGATCCTCTGCTGGGCGGCCTCCTTTGCAGCCTGATCTACAGGCGCCACCTTAATCTGTACCGTCTCCGCATCGGCCCCACAGGGGCGCTCAGAGTAGGCAGTCTTACCGTTGACGGTGCATTTGTAGATCTCCGCCTGGGCGGAACTCCACAGCGCGACTCCCAGGGCCACCGTGGCGGCGGCGTGAACCCGTTTGTTCATCTCCATCTCCCTCTCCCTCTCGTGATGTGGTCCAATTTCCGGCCGCGACCTACGGACGCGACCGGCTTATCTCAAGGGGGGCAAGCAGCCCCCTGGGTCCTGGTCGCTGCATGATGCCTTGGATACCGACCACGACCAGATCAGGCGAATCGTCGCCAACCAGTTTGCGCTGCTGTACAAGCTAGCCATCGAGCTGACGGCCGATCAGAACCAGCTGCGCGCCTACGAAGCCGCTGTCGCGCGGCTGCTCACCTCACCCAGCCGCCGCCCGCCCCATCTGCACCCGGTGCGCTGAGGCCACTGTCGAAACGTTTATTCACCGAGCCCCTGTCCAAACGTTTGGAAATCAGCCCGTGTCCTGCCCCGCGTTGTCCTGCGACGTGGCCCAGGCCCGCACCGTGACCACCACGAAGCGCCGGTCCTCCGGGCGGATCGCCCGCCAATAGCGCACCCATTGCGCCTCGTCGGCGTCTCGTGGGCATAGCTCGCTTGCCCCGGCGGCGACCGCGTGCCGCCCACTCACCACATAGAGCACGTCGAAGCCTAGGGGCTCCAGTACCGCCAGCTTGTCCGCGGGAATAGGGATCGCGCTTTCCCATCGGCTCACGGTCTTCGGCGCAACATCGCACGCAGCGGCGACCGTCTTCTGTTCGAGCCCAAGTCGCGTCCTCTCCTCCCGCAAACGCGAGTGGACAGAAATGTTCTCCATAGCCATTGACAGGGGACATTTCTGTCCCCACAATCACCCCCAGCTCAACTTGTTGAGTTACCAGACCCAAAAAACGGCGGTCCTGCCAGACCGCCCCAAATGCCGAAAGGAGGCACTCCCCGTGCATCATGCCGACATCATCGCGGCGATGGTAAAGGCTGGCTGGCCCTCTGCCAAGGTCGCCAAACATCTCAAGGTCTCCCGTGGCCTGGTCAGCAAGGTTATCCACGGCAAGGCCACCTCACGGCCAGTCGCTACCTTCATCGCCCGCAAGACCGGGCGCGCCATCAGCGAGCTGTTCCCCAACGGGCGCTACACCTCTCGGTTGAATAAACGTTTCGACAGCCGGAGGGCCGCGTCATGACCGACGTGACCCTTTGCACAACGCCATCCTGGCCCTGCATCAGCCCGCGGGTGCAGTCCATCCTGACGTACTGGTGGACGCTGCCGCCCCAGGGTACCTATCACAACGAGGCCGTACAGCAGCGCCTCGACCTCCACGCCGCCACCTTCGACGGCGCCGCCCTCATGGCAGAGAGCGACGATGATGTCGCCGCCCTCGCCTGGGCCGCCGATGTCCACCGGCAGCTGGCCCTGTACCAGCTGCTCGGTCCAGAAATCTATAGAGAGGTGCAGGCATGAGCACCCGCAGCCGTCCCAAAGCCGTTCGCGCCATGTGCATCGATTGCATGGGTGACGGTGCCAACGTTAACACCCCCTCCCTGATCCGTGAGTGCTCGGTAGAGCGCTGCCCGTTGCGCCCTGTGCGGCCGTACATCGATGGGAGGGGGCGCCGTCCGCTTGAGCCCGCAATCCGAGCGATGTGCTTCCACTGCGCGGGCGAGAACGCTGATCCCGGCCCCAAGCTCCGGGTGCGCGACTGCCCCCGCCAAAGCTGCCCGCTCCACCCGGTTCGTCCCTGGCAGGGCATCACGGGCCGGCGGCGGGACGAGACCACGGAAGCAGCCGTCTCGCAGCACCCATAACCCCCATTTAAAGGCATTAGATCGATGCATAAGTCTCCCTGTCAGTATCAGCCCACCACCCCAGCCCAATCAGCGCCAGAAAACGGCACTGGCGGGCCCCATGAATAGGCGCCACGCCACCGTCGCCCTGCTGCTCGGCTGCATCGTGCTGCTCCAGTACCACAGCATCCAGTTCTGGCGCGAGGTGGATGCCCTCACCGGCCCGGTCTTTTCGGTTCTGCTCGAAGGCACCGCGCTGTGGCTCTGGTTCGACCGTCGCCGGGCATACCGCGTCGCCGGCGGCATCACCACCCTGCTGTTGCTGGCGGGTCCCCTCTACGTGCTCTCCGCGCCGTTGGTGGCGGAGTGGCAGGCAGTTGCGGCCGGCGGTGTTGCACAGGGGGACCGACGCGCCGTGCTCGACCGCGAGATCGCCGCCCTGGAGTTGGAGCTGGCGACCTACCGCGCCAACTCCAAGGCGCGCCGCGGCTGGGACGGCCTCATCACCTCCACCAGTACCGATCTGTCTGCCGCACGCGCCGAGCGGGCGCGGCTGATGAGCGCCGCGGCCGAGCCGCCGCCGCGGATGGATGTGCAGCGGGTCGTGATCATCGTGATGCAGCTGATGGCGGTGTCGTTGTTCCAGCTGGTGGCGGTGCTGTGCATCGCCGAGCTGCGGGTCCTGCCCGCCGCTGCATCGGTACCGCGGGGTCGGGGGGCTGAGCGCCGCCCTCTGTTCGCCATCGTCCGCTGATTGCGCGGCTGGCCGATGGCGCCGCACCTGAGTCGGTTGCGCCGCGCAGTCGTGGGCCGCCATGGGCGGGTCCGCGACGAGAGCCACTCCATCACCACTAAAGGCATTAGACCCATGCATTACTACCTCCCAGAAAACCGCATTGCCGAAGCGGCAGCTAAGCGCCGGGCTGATCTGACGCGGAGAAAGGATTCGGAAGAGGCGGCTCATCGAACGGCCACTCATCAATCTCCGCAAACAGGCTCTCCGCAAGGAGACGCGAACGGGCAGCCCGGGTCACCGGATCGTTCAGCTCCCCCTGGAGACAGGGATCGTGGAACCACGGGTCAACCACCGCCGGCAGCTGGGCCGTCCAGATCGCACCGTACTTCAGCAGCAATCCGTCTTCGGCCTTCGCTAGCAGCTTTTTCCGATCGCGCGGGGAGTTGGCGATATATCGCTCGATATCTTCTAGGTGGTCTTGCAGCCAATCCCACCATTGGTCGCGCCCTAGCGTTTGCAGTTTGGTGTGTAGCCGCCGCACTTCTGCTTCCGTCAGCTCGGCTATCAGGTCGCGGGTCAGATCGTCATAGAAAGAGAGCCGCCTTCCGCCGGGCGCTTGGGTGTGCGTATTCATCGTTGACCTCCTGGTGTGTGCGGGTGGTGTACGCCAGGAACAGCGTACCCCGGAAGGGGGGGTAAATCAGTGGCTAAGCGTCCCCCAATTTTATCCAGCAACCAGCCGGATCTTTTCCAGCAAGTGGCCGGGCATGTCCCGACGCTGGAGCAGGAGAACGCCCCGGACCTGGACATCGAAGCCGAGCTGCTGGGCGCGTTGCGGTACGCCCTGCGGGAGGCCAAGAAGCGCGGCCTCTCGCGGGAGCGGGTGGTGGAGCGGATGAACTTGTGCCTGCCGGAGGGGCAGCGGATCACCAAGCGACAGCTGGATGCCTGGTGCGCCGAATCCAAGGAGTTCCACCGCATCCCAGCTGCGCTCCTGCCGGCGGTGGTGTGGGCCTGCGGTGTGGCCGATCCGGTGGAGGTGATCACCAGAGCCCTTGGCCTGGTGACCATCGACGAGGCGGAGACGCTGGCAACCGAGTTGGGGCAGACCGTGTCGGCCCGGGTGCAACTGGGCCGGCGCGAGCGTGAACTGAAGCGCCGCCTCGGCGGCTAAACAACCAATGGAATACGAAAGATGGCGACCAAGAAGAAACCCACCACTGGGATGACCATCCCAGAACACGACGGCGGAGCGCTGGTGCAGCGCACGCCGCCGTCGTGGCTCTCCCACATCATGCAGCAGATGGATGAGGCGGCCCCAGAGGCCCCATCCAATGACCCGGCCGCCTACTTCCAGGCGTTTCTGCGGCACATGCAGAAGGGTGCTGCCCACGCCGCGCTGGCTGGGTGGAATCTTGCGCAAGCGCACGACCTCGGGGGGCGTCCGTTCATTGTCGACGAGGCGCGCCGTATCGGTGCACACCCGTCGACGCTCTACAACTACAAAGGGGTCTATGAGGTCCTGGAGCAAGCCGCACAGGCGGGCGGCGGTGCCTTGGTCAACGCCCTGCTCCAGATCGATCAGACCAAGCTGCTCGTGTTGCGTCGTCTACCAGCTCCTGAGTTCGCCTCGCTTGTGGAGGGCGAAGAGGTCCACGGCATCACGTTGGATGCCCTGCCGTCGCTCTCTTACAGAGATCTGCAGGAGAGGATTCGGGACGCCGAGCGGTCCGACGCACGGAAGGAGTTCGAGGAGGAACTGAACCGCACCAAACACCTCCTGGAGCAGAGCGAGATGGAGCTGCTCGACCTGCGGCGCCAGCAGAGTACCCAACGCGAGCCGTCCCCCTGGCCGTCCATTGTGGCCGAAGTGCGCATGGAGTCGGCGGCGCTGGCCGAGCAGGCGCTCCTCGCCATCGACGAGCTGCATCGACTCCTGGAGCGGTGGATACAGCAGCAGCCCGATTCGGATGCCGAGTACCGAGGCGGTGCCGGCGCGCTGTGGGCGCAGCTGCGCGCGGTGACCGCCCGCGCCAACCGGGTGATGGGCGAGGCCGCTGAGCGACTGGAACCCGACGTCGTCGAGGGCGACGACACCATCCTGATCCCGTTCAGCAATGCAGAGGTGGTGCAGGCAATGACCACCCGCGAGGTACTGCTCTCCCAGCATCGGGCCCAGTCGGCGGCCCGGGCCGATATCCGCGCCGGCGCCGAGCCGGTGAGGCGTGGCCGCGGCCGGCCGCGCAAGGGGGTGGGCCGTGGCTGAGGTGATGGTTGTGAATCTCGTGGAGGGGAGCCCAGAAGAGTTGGCGGCGGCGCTGGCGCAGAGCGAGGGGGAGATTGAGCGGTACCTCCAGCGGGGCTGCGGGTGTATCACGTGTTCGGCCGAGCTGCACAAGTACAGCACCATCGCTGTGGCGCTCGCGGCCTATGGGGGCGAGCTGGATGCGGCCACCGCCTATGCGGCGATGGCCGATGTGGAGCTGGCGATGCTGCGGGAGTCCGCGCTGGACTTCGCCCTGACGTTAAGGGGGCCGGTCCAATGAGCAACCTCATCCCCTACCACATGCCGGGCCTGCCGCGCCCGCGCAAACCGGACCCGGCGGCGCCGGCGCCGTCCGCCTGGGAGCGGCTGCCGGCGGACAAGCGGGCGGTCGCGCTGGCGCGGTATCAGATCGTTGCCGCGGCCCTCGCCCGGGTACGCCCCGGCGTGTCCGAGCGGGCGGCGGTGGAGTACGTGCTGCGGGCGGTGACGCTGGGCCAGGTGGATGGCCAGCTCAAGAGCGCCGCCGAGCAGCTCGCCCGCGGGGGCGACTGCCCATCCCGCGCGACCGTCCAGCGTTGGATCAAGGCGCACCGCTCCGGCGGGCTGCCGGCGCTGGCGCCGGGGTATCGCGGATCCGTTCGGAAGACCTATGGGTGGGAGCTGCGGGCGATGAGCCTGTACCACATCCCATCGCAGCCGTCCTATGCCGCCGTGGCCGCGCAGCTGCGCGACGAGGGATTTGTTGATGCCTCCGACGACCGGGTGCGGAGCTACCTCAAATCCATGCCGGAGACGCATGGCTCGCACAGCCCGCTGCGGGTGGGCACGCACTATTACCGCCAGAACATCGGCCGCTACCGGTCCAGAGACACCTCCTGCCTGCTGGTGGGCGAGCTCTACCAGATGGACGGGCACACCGTCGACGTTTATCTACGGCACCCGTTCAGCGGCGGCATTTGGCGTGCCGAGCTGACGGCCGTCATGGACCTTGCCACCCGATACATCGTCGGCTGGTACATCACCGAATCCGAGTCGAGCCGCACCACTCAGCTAGCCCTTGGACACGCGCTGCTGACCTGGGACCACGTGTGCGCGCTGCTGCACGTGGACGTAGGTTCCGGATTCAAGGCGAAGCTGATGAGCGACGAGGCGAACGGATTCTATGCGAGATTTGGGATCACGCCGATGTTCGCCTTGCCCGGCAACGCGAAGGGCAAAGGCAACATCGAGCGGTGGTTCCGGACGCTGCGCGACCAGCACGACAAGTTGTTCATGGGCGGTGAGTGGTACTGCGGGGACGACATGGCCTCGGAGATCAACCGCCGGCTGCACGACCAGATTAAGCAGGGTAAGCGGCGCCTGCCGACCCTGGGCGAATACCGCGACAGCCTGACGCGCTGGATCGACCGCTACAACAACACCCCCCACAGCGCGCTGGACGGCCGCACCCCGGCCGAGCTGTGGGCCACCCTGGAGCGTGTTCCGCTGGAGCTGCCCGAGGCGGCGCTGGTGCGCGAGCGCCAGGCGCGCGTGGTGCGCCGTAGCACCCTCATCCTCGACAACCGGACCTACTCCCACGCCGACCTGGCGATGTACGAGCGCCGCCTGCTGCCGGTGGAGTACTCGATCCACGACGACACCCATGTGTGGGTCTACGACGAGCAGGACCGGCTGCTGTGCGTGGCGGAGTTGAAGAGCAAGCAGGACTACCTGCCGGCCTCCCGCCTGGAGGAGGCGCGGGCGAAGCGGCGCGAGGGCCAGCTCAAGCGGCTGGCACGGAAGGTGGCGGAGGTGGAGGCGCAGCACCGGCCGGCCCTCAGCCACGACCAGGCGCTGGTGCAGCTGGAGCAACTATCGGGCCCGCCGGCGGCGCCGGCGCTGGAGCATCAGCCGGCGGGGCCGGCCATCGACCTGGTGGGCTCGGTGCTCGATGCCGAGCGACGCAAAGACAAAGGGGCCAGCCCGGTCAGGCTGACCCCCTTCGATTGGGATCAGGAGTAGCCGCTCCAGTCCCGTTTCCCAGCAACAAACCGTAAGGAGTGTAGCACGTGAACGCAGCTGTGACGCAGCACATCCAGAGTCTGGCCGAGGCACCGACCGAATGGCCCGCTCACTACAGTGACGAGGACCAGGCCGCGGTGGTGCGGCTGGTCGACTGGATCAACGCCGGGCAGACCCACGCCCCCGGCTACCCCAATCATCGCTCGCAGGCGAAGGTGGCGCGCGCAATCGGTGTCTCTGCGGCGACCCTCAACAGCATCCTCCGCGGGCTCTACCCGAGCCCGCCGACCAAGCACCTGCAGGCGGCGCTGCAATGGGTCGCCCGCGAGGCGGCCCGCGCCACCTCGTTGGAGATCCCGTTCGTTGAGACCAGCGTCAGCAAGTTGGTCGGCTACGTCTGCGACCGGGCGAGCCGATACCGAGACATCGGGATCCTCACCGGTGTGGTTGGGACCGGCAAGACGGCGGGTCTCAAGCGGTACGCCGCCCAGCACGCCCACACGATCATCATCGAAGGGCAGCCGGACATGAACGCGACCGCCCTGCTGCGCACGCTGGTGCAGCGCACCGGAGCGGCGCCGCAGCGGTCCCGGCGCGACAGCACCGGGACCAAGCCGGAGATGCTGGCAGCCATCGTCGAGGCGCTGCGGCAGACCGATCGGCTGCTGGTGATCGACGAGGCGGACAAGACGACCGATCAGTGCCTGGAATACGCCCGGCGGATCTCGGACCTCGCCGAGATCGGACTGGTGCTCTCCGGTAACGCCCTGCTGCGCACGATGGTGGCCAACGCCAATGGCAAGCACGGGCAGATCTCCTCGCGGGTCGGGTTCTGGCCGCCCGAGATCAAGGCCATCACCGTGGAGGATGCAGCGGCCATCACCCGCGCCGCCTTCGCCCACAACGCTCCGGATGTCGAACTGACCGATCCGGTGCTCGATGCCTGCTGGCAGATGTGCTCGGGACACGCTCGCGTGCTCACCAAGCTCATCCGCAACGTCATCGAGCTGGGGCTACAGCAAGGGCACTCTCTTTCGGCCGAGCTGGTGTTTTCTGCCGGTCAGCAGCTGATGGGGCTGAAGCGCCCCACTGGGGGTTGAGATGGGCATGACAAAGAAGAAGGCGCCGACGTACCGCACCGTGGCCTACCGCTGCCCGGCGTGCGGTACCGTGATCGGCCAGCAGGTACCGCCCGCGGGCGAGCTGTGGGACACCCTGCGCTCATGCGACCAGTGCCGGGTTCAGCACTTCGTGCTCTCGGACAACGACACGCTGGTGGTGAAGGTGTCGTTCACCGCGCTGGAGCGCGTAAGCAGGAGGCGGGCATGACTATCGAACCGATCCTCTACACCACAACAGCTCTCTTCGCTCTCGCTGGCGTTGGGGTGGCGACCTGGTCGCTCCGGCGAGCGCCGGCACACGGCGATGGATGGGACCTGGTGCAGGTGCGCGAGCCCACCGTGGTGACCAGCGTGCGGCTGCCGGAGTCCTACATCGAGCACTGGGCGTCGATCTATGAGGCGCTGGATCTGTGGTCGATGCAGATCCGATTCGACACATTCGTGCAGGCACCGCAGGCCATCCTCGATGGCCTCGCCATGCGCGCCGCTTTCCGCGGCGAGGCGGAGGCCCTGCTGGCTGATCTGGAGGCGGTACGGGCGGCGCTCGCCGGCGAGGAGGGGTCATGGGCGTGATCGGGATCTGTCCGGCCTGCGGCGACAGCCGGCCGCTGGCGGAGTATCTGGCGGAGACCCGCTCCCGCCAGGCGCTGGGGGCGGCGCTGCGGATCGATCCGCGCATCGCCGATGCGCTGCTCGACTATCTGGCGTTGTGGGCCCCGCCCGGCAAACGGCTCCAGGAGCGGAAACTGGCGCGGCTATTAGTGGAGATCCAGGGGCTGATGGAGCCGCGGTCTGTCACCCGGGATCGGCAGACCTGGCCGGCGCCGCTGGAGTACTGGCGGGAGGCGATGGAGACGATGGCCGCCTCGCCCACCCTCCAGCGTCCGGTGAAGAGCCACGGCTACCTGCTGGAGGTGGTGACAACGATGGCGCGGCGGGCGGCGGCCGGACAGGAGCAGGCCCAGATCGAGCGCCATCGCCAGCCCTATCGTGACCTCACGCCGATGCCGGTTGAGCCGGCGCCGGCGCCAAAGGCGGAGCCGCCCAAGCGGACTCCGCCGCCGAAAGCATTGTTCTCAGCAGCGAGGGGGAAGTAACCGTGCAGACGGACGACCGCGCCGAGTTGCGGCGGCGCATCCGGGAGATCCTGGAGGAGCACACCGCGGACCACCCGATCACCATGATCGCGCTGTTCCAGGCCATCACCGGTGAGGTGGTGATCCCGTGGCGGCGCTACGACCAGTCGCGGATCGTCCGTTCGCTGGTGGAGGAGCTGCGGCGTGAAGGGATGCCGGTGGCGCACAAGAGCAGCGCCGGCGGCGGGTACTACATCGCCCGCAACGCCAAGGAGCTGCAGCCTACGGTGGACTGGTTCCACGTCCGGGCGCTGTCGTCGTTGCGCCAGGAAGCGGCGCTGCGGCGGATGCGACCGGGGGAGCTGGTGAAACAGTACGAACTGGAATTAAATCGACAGGAGCAGAACGATGGCGAAGCGTAATCGGATCAAGACCGACACCCTCGCGGTGCCGGCTACCCAGGACGAGGCCGAGATTATTTTGCAGGAAATCGGCGATCTGCAACGGGAGGTGAGCCGCATCGAAGCGGCGATGAATGACGAATTGAGCGTGATCAAAGGGCGCTATGAAGAGCTGGCGAAGCCTGTCAACAGCGCCATCGAAACGAAGTTCACCGCCCTGCACGCCTGGGCCGAAGCGCACCGTGGCGAGCTGCTCGCCAAGGGCGGCAAGACGGCCAAGCTGGCCACGGGCGATGTGGCCTGGCGCACCACGCCGCCCAGCGTCACGGTGCGGCAGCCGGCGGTGGTGATCGAGACCCTGAAGCGGCTCGGACTTAAACGGTTCGTCCGCACCAAGGAGGAGGTGAACAAGGAGGCGATCCTCTCCGAACCGGAGGCGGTGAAGGGGGTGGCCGGGATCACCATCTCGCAGAAGGAGGAGTTCGTCGCCAAGCCCTTCAGTTCCGAGATCGAGCGGGCCGAGCCCGCGAAGGCGGTGGCATGAATCCGGGGCAGAAGCGAATCGAGGCGGAGACTATTCGGCAACTAATTCCGTGGCACAGAGGCCTAACGACCCGGACGATACACGCGCTTCGGCGTTGCGGTTTCTCTAGCAAGGAGGATTGTCAAGTTCTTTGCAGAGATGACCTTGATGTATATCGAATGTCCGTGGCGCTGCCTGGGTGGCGACCATGCGAAAATTGGGAATGGAGAAATAGCGGCAAGCGCATGACGTTCAGGGAAGTGAATGAAGTTCGAGCATGGCTTGGCGCTAAACCGTTTGATCCAAAACTGCGGCGGGCTACGGTAGAGCTTGAGCGGGCCAAGAAACTTCTTGAGAGCCACGGGTACAGCGTGATATGAAAAACAACAGCACCGCCTCAAACAAAGCCGACCCGCGCAAGCACCTCTACACCCTGCTCCAAGTCGGCCGTGCCGACATCGGTATGGATGAGGAGGCCTACCGCCTGTTCCTGGCTCGACACGGCGCCAAGCAGGTCAAGGGCCGGTACTCCGCCACCACCATGCCCATCGGCGGCCTTGAGGCGGCGCTGGAGGAGATGAAGGCCAAGGGGTTCAAACCCACCGGGAAAAGCCGGCCGCGCTCGCAGGACTGGCGCCGGCCGCGCATCGAGAAGATCACCGCCCTCTGGTGCGCTCTCGCCGACGCGGGGGTGGTGCGGGATAGGAGCGAGGCGGCGATGGTGAAGTGGTGCGCGCACCATACCAAGACCGCCCAACTGGAGTGGGCGAAGTCCGCCGGGCTCAACGCCTGCATCGAGGGGCTGAAGAGCTGGTCCCTCCGGGAGGGCGTTGGTGTCGAGTGACCTCGACATCATCGATCCCTCCCTGCTGCCGCCGCTGCTGCGGCAGCTGGTGGGCCTCCTGGGGGTGGCGGAGACGCTGCGCCTCCTGGAGGCCCGCGGCGGGCTGCCTCTCTACATCCCCACCCACCCAGACCAGACCGCGCTACGCGATGTGATCGCGCCGTCGGCACTGGCGGCGCTGTGTGCATCGCCGCTCGCGGGCGACACGGTCGATTTACCGAAATCCGATAAGCTGCTGGCCCAGCTCCGCAACCACTATCTCTTGGAGGCGGTCGGTAGCGGTGCAAAGAGCGCACGGGCCGTGGCACACGAACTGGGGATCACCTGGCGTCGGGTTAAGCAGATCCGCCAGGCCGCCCGCGACCGCTCGCCGGACCCAACGGGCGATTTGTTCGCCTGACTTGACGCCCGTACCCTCTCCCCGAGAGACTGATGTCCCCCCACCCCCCGCCTGGGGGAAGTGTTTCCCCCTCCTCGAATCCCCCGTCCACCGGCAATCTGGCCCGGTATGGACCCATCAACGTACCGTGAATGGTACCCCGGTGATCCGTGGCCGCGTCACTACGCCGCCCGCATCATCGAACTGCCGACACGGGACGCTCGCACTACCGCCTTGGCCGAGGTGCCGGCCTGGTGCCGGGAGTGGGTCCGGTTTTATGTCGCCGACCACTTTACCCGGAGGGCTGCATGCGCATCTCGCCCCACTTTACCCTCGCCGAGTTGACGCACTCGGAGACCGCTACTCGGCACGGCATCGACATCGTCGTGCCGGAGGCGTCTCCGGTGATGGCCAACCTCCAGCGACTTTGTCACTCCGTGCTGGAGCCGGTGCGGGAGGCGTTTGGCCCGACGGTGGTGTTGTCCGGGTACCGCTCTCCGGAGGTCAATACCCTGGTGGGCGGGGCCGCGAAGAGCCAGCACCTTGAGGGGCTGGCCGCCGACATCCTCTGTCCGGGCGTTGCGCCGCTGGAGGTGTGTCGCTGGATCCACCGCAACCTCCCCGCAGTTGCCGACCAGATCATCCACGAGTTCGGCCGCTGGACTCACGTCTCCATCGCCGTTGCCGGACAGCAGCCGCGCCGCTCTCTGCTCACTGCCGTGAAGGCGCCGGTGGGTCCGGGCGGCGCGGTGCGCACGGTCTATGTCCCCGGCCTGCATTCGATTGACCAAGCGCTAACCCGCGTCACAGGAGCGAAGACCTGATGTTCCCGATATTCCAGTCCCACAAGGTGGTGGAAGCCTTTCGCATCGAAGGAACCCGCCAAATCGACGATTTTATGTGGAACCTCTTCCCAAAACAGGGGATGCCCGCAGTGGTGGTGACAAGTGATTTCATCACCAAACACAACCCGCAGGTGGGCGGCTATTGGGTTCGGTACGAGGACGGGTACGAGAGCTATTCCCCGGCTCACGCCTTCGAGTCCGGCTACACACCGATGGATACGGCGAGCAGTAACCCCCTCTACACCCCACCCCCGATTACCGGCTATCGCGCGCTCGACCAGCAGGAGCTGGACCTGATGAACGCCATCAAGGCGAAGGGCAACGAAATCGGCCAGCTCATCGAACGCATTCGCCTGGAACTGCCCGAGCACGATCCCCTCTGGGCGAATATCGCCACCACTGATCTGCAGAAGGGCTTCATGGCCCTGGGTCGGGCTGTGGCACGGCCGGACTGTTTTTGACAGGAAAAGGAGAACCCCGTGAAGAAACTGATCATCGCCATCCCCATTGCAGTCACTGCCCTGGTGGGCTGCGCCAACCAGGAAGATCCGACCCACCTGGCCACCGCGGTGGCCACCGCCACCAGCGTGCTCACCGCTCGCGACGAGATCGATCACGCGCTGTCCCGGGTAGAGCAGCACGTCGGGGAGTGGCCAGAGGAGGACCAGGCGCGCTGGCGGGAGCTGCGGGTGCAGGTGGACGCCCTACTGGCCGAGCTGGATCGGCCGCGGGACCTGACCACCCTGCCCACGCCCGCCGAATTTGACCTGGTGTTGGCGCGGGCCGAGGCGCTGTACCTGGATGGTCGCGCACTGGTGGGGCCGCACCTGCACACGTTCGGCGCCGACGACCGGCGAGCGCTGGAGGCGTTCGGGCGGCGCCACGACCAGCTGCGGGTCGCCTACGATGCCTACCGTGCCACCCCATCCGCCGACCGCGCCCGGGAGCTGGTCGACGCTGGCCTTGAGCTGGTGCGGCTGGCGGTTGGGCTGCATCAGCTGCTGCCATGAAGCACCTCCTTGCATCACACGGCGTACGCGGCTCCCTGCTCTCGGTCGGCGCAGGCATCGCCGGGTTGCTGCACCTGCTGTTCGTCCCCTCGATGCCGGCGGGGCTGCTCGCGTTGGCCGGCCTGGCCGGTGGGCTCTGGTCCCTATATGGACGACTGACCGCCACGCAGCGGGTGGCGATCACTCCGGAGATGCTTCCAGCCCTGCGGCCGCTACCGGATGGCAAGCATTGGCAGCTGACCGAGGAGGTGCGCTACCACTCGGCCCACCTGCGCCAGGCGATCGTTGTCCCGGTCGGCTTCGTCACTGATTTCGCATCGGTGCCTTGGTGGCTGCACTGGCTCTATTCGCCCTGGGGTCGATACGGTGTGCCGGCGATCATCCACGACTTCCTTTATCGCACCCAACCACCGGGCATCTCCAAAGGCGACGCGGACCGCGTTTTCCTGGATGCGATGCCCAAGTGGGGCACTCATCCGATCACGACGCAGTTGATGTGGCGGGCGGTCGATCTGTTCGGCGCCACCGCGTGGGAGGAATCGGCCACCCGGCTGCGGGGGGCTGCATGCTTGACCAAATCCTGAAATGGTTGCCGATCGCCACCACCATCCTGTCGGTGCTGGCCGCCTGGGCCGCGCTGACCATCCGGGCCACCATCGTGCAGCGGGCTGACCTCACCCAACACGCCGAAGCCAACGCACGTGACATCGCGGCGCTGGACCGACGCATGACCGTACTGGAGACCCATGTGGAGCACGCACCCTCCGAGGATGACCTCATCCGGTTGCACGCCCGGATCGATGCCCTCGCCTCCGAGGTGCACAGCTCGGTCGGCCATCTCTCCGGCCAGGTCCAGCGCCTGGTGGGCGAGTCGTCCGGCATGCGGGGCCTGCTGGAGACCATCCACCACCACCTGATGGGAAAGACACCGTGACGGATTACCGGGAGCGGCATGCCGGGCTCATCCGGCGCATGTTGCTGGAGGCGCTGGAGCGGGAGCCGTCCTACACCGCACCGCTCCAGCTGCTGCAAGATGCGCTGGAATCCCATGCGCTGGCCATCGGCCTGGACCGGGTGCGGACCGAGGTGGCGTGGCTGGCCGAGCAGGGGTTGGTGGAGCACCAGGCTGGTGCCGCCATGCTCACCCAGCGCGGCATCGATGTCGCATTGGGCCGAGCCGATGTGCCGGGGGTCCAGCGCCGGCCGCCCGGTGGAATTATCGGCGTGGGTACCAGCCTGCTGGCGCAGCGCCTGCGCGGGGAGGGGTGAGTGGCTCATCCCCCAGAACTCCGCGCGGCAGTCCGCCGGTCCTTCGTCGTCGAGCGCCTCTCACTGGAGGCCGCGGCAGAGAAGCATGGGGTGGCATTCGCTACGGTTCGCAGCTGGAAGGCGAAGGGCAAAGAAACCGGGGACGACTGGGACCGGGCGCGCCAGGCCGCCCGCATGGTGGTCGGTGGGCTGGGCGATCTGACCACCCAAGTGCTGGAGGATTTCGCCCTGCTGTTCCAGTTCACAATGGAGGAACTTCAGGATAACAAGATCCCGGCCATCGTCCGCGCCGAGGCCATCGCCAAGCTGGCCGATGCCTACACCAAGACGGTGAAGGCGGCCGGGGGCGGTGATGGCAAGCTCGCTAAGCTCTCGGTGGCCCTGGAAGTACTGGAGCGGTTTGTCGAGTACCTCCGTACTCGCTACCCGCAACACGCTCCGGCGCTGCTGGAGGTGTTGGAACCCTTCGGCGAGGAGCTGAGCCGCCTCTATGGCTAAGCTCTCCACCCGTCAGTTCGCCCAGCAGCTCGCAGAACTGGCGGCTGAATTCCGCACGCAGATCGAGGCCCAGGTTTCGGGCTTTGATCCGGATCCCTCAGCGTCCAAGGCGCGCCGGGAGCGGGCCGATACCGATTTCGAGTTCTTCGCCCGCACCTACTTCCCGCACTACGTCACCAAGCCGAATAGCCGGCTGCACGACTATCTGTATCGCCGGCTGCCGGAGATCGCCGACTCCGACCAGAGCGAGACCGACGCAATCGCCGCACCCCGCGGCGAGGCAAAGTCCACCATCACCAGCCAGCTCTTCGTGCTGTGGTGTCTCGTGACCGGTAGGAAGTGGTACCCGATGATCGGCATGGATGCCTTTGACCAGGCGGCCATCATGCTGGAGGCCATCAAGGCAGAGCTGGAGAGCAATCCGCGCCTGTCGATGGATTTCCCGGAAGCGACTGGGCGCGGCCGTGTGTGGCAGGCGGGCGTCATTGTCACCGCGAACGACCGCAAGGTGGAGGCGGTGGGCTCCGGCAAGCGCATCCGCGGTCGCCGACATGGCCCGCACCGCCCCGACCTGTTCATCGGGGACGACCTGGAGAACGATGAGAACGTCCGCACCCCAGAGCAGCGCGACAAGTTGCAAAGCTGGCTCACCAAGGCGGTGCTGAAGCTGGGCGGCGCCGGCGCCAAGTTCGATGTGATCATCATCGGCACCATCCTGCATTACGACTCGGTGCTGGCGCGGCTGCTCAAGAACCCCCTGTGGAACAGCCGCAAGTTCAAGGCCCTCATCCATTGGCCCCACCGAATGGACCTGTGGGACCGCTGGGAGGAGCTGCTGCTCAACGACAGCAAGGCGGCGGCGGAGGCGTTCTATGCAGAACGCGCGACGGCGATGAACGCCGGCGCCGAGGTGAGTTGGCCGGCCGGCCGCCCGCTGGTGGAGTTGATGGTGACCCGGGCCCGGGATGGGCATGCCTCATTCGATTCCGAGCTGCAGAACGATCCGCTCTCCGATGACGATGCCCCGTTCGCCAAGGTGATCACCTTCTGGGTGAACCGGCTGCGGGAATGGCTCTTCTTCGGCTCCTGCGACCCGTCGCTCGGCAAGGCCGGCGCGTCCCGTGACCCGTCCGCCATCCTGGTGGGGGGATTCAATCGGGAGACCGGGATCCTCGATGTGGTGGAGGCGGCCATCCGGAAACGCCTGCCTGACCGCATCATCGAGGACGTGATTGCCTTACACCAGGAGTATCGCTGCCTGCTGTGGGTGATCGAGACGGTGCAGTTTCAGGAGTTCCTCCGCTCGGAGCTGGTGAAGCGGTCGGCCGCCCGCGGCTACCCGGTACCGGCCCGCGCCGTATCGCCCATCGCCGACAAGATCCTGCGCATCGAGTCGCTCCAGCCGCACATGGCCAACGGGCTCATTCGGCTGCACCCGTCGCAACGGACCCTCATCGACCAGCTGACGCACTTCCCCAAGGCGGACCACGACGACGGACCGGACGCACTCCAGATGCTGTGGATGGCGGCGGTCTCCGGCGCCGGTGGCCTACCCCAGATCACAACCCGCGGTCGCCGCGACAGTACGGACCTATCGAGATATGGATAAGATCGACCTGGCCAAGGCCAGCCGTGCGAACCTCGCCCGCGAGATCGCCACCCGCACCACCGATCCGAAGTTCTTTTCTGCGCTGACCGTCCTGCCCAACCCCGATACGGTGTTGCGCAAATTGGGACGCTCCGAGGAGGTGTTCGACGGCCTCGCCGCCGATGCCCATGTGGTGGGGGATCTGCGCTCCATCCGCTCCGGTCTGCTCGGATTCGAGTGGCGGGTCCAGGCGGGCGGCTACTCGAATTCCGATGTGCAAGCGTTTGCACTGTGCGAACAGCTCATGGCCCAGCGGCCAGCGCCCGGCATGCGCTGGCCGGACGTGATCTGGAACATGGCCGGCGCCGTGTTCCGTGGGTTCCGTGTCCATGAGGTGGTATGGGCGCGGCAAGGTCAGTACCTCATGCCGGAGGCGGTGCTCGACAAACCAAACCGGCGTTTCGCGTTCGGCTCCGACTCCAACGAGCTGCGCCTGCTTACCCGCGAAAATCAGATCAGCGGGCTCGAACTCGGCGCCTACAAGTGGCTGATGACGCGGCACATGCCGAGCCACGAAAACCCCTATGGGGTGGCGGTGTTCTCCTCCTGCTTCTGGCCGTGGACATTCAAGAATTCCGGCTACCGCTATTTTGTCAAATTCTGCGAGAAATACGGCATTCCCTGGGCCATTGGACGCTACCCGCTGGGGACGCCCAAGCCGGAGCAGGACGCGCTGGCGAACGCCCTCGCAAGGATGATCGAGGACGCGGTCGCCGCCATCCCAGAAGGGGGCTTGGTCGAACTGGTCGAGAACAAGGGCGGCGGCCAGCAACTGCCGCAGGAACGCCTCATCTCGCTATGCAATCGGGAGATCTCGAAGGCCCTCACCTCCCAGACGCTGGCGACCGAGATCCAGGGGAACGGTTCTCGGGCCGCTTCCGAAACCCACCGCGGGCGCGAGGAGGCGGTGAACGAATCCGATCGGACGGTGATTTCCGACGCGATGAACGAGCTGTTCGCGTGGATCACCGAACTGAACGTCCCCGGCGCCGTGCCGCCCACCTTCGAATTCTATGAAGAGGCCGAAGCCCGCAAGGATTGGGTGGAGGTGCTGGACAAGGCGCGGGCGTTCGTGCAGGTGCCGGTGCAGTTCGCCCATGAACGCCTGCAAATCCCGGCGCCGGTCGATGGGGAAGCGGTGCTGCCGGGGTTCGGTGAAAGCAAGCCGCCCGCCGCGCCCAGCTTCGAAGCCTTCTCTCGCGGCGGTTTCGATTTCGCAAAGGGAGTGGACGACGATTTCACCGCGATGGAAGCGGTCAATCTGGACAAGGAACTCGGCCCGATCGCGGAAGCCATGCTCAAGCCGCTATTCGATGAGGTGCGTGAAGGGGTCGATCCCGAAGCGCTGATGTCACGGCTCGAAGCCTTGTTCCCGAAGATGGATTTCGAGCAGCTCACCGATCTCCTCGCCCGGGTGATCTTCGTCGGCGAGCTGTATGGCCGGCTCCAGGCGCAGCAGCGGGCGGCCGCGGCCGATGAGTGATGTCGATCTTGGCTTTGCCATCCGCCTCACGCCCGAGGAGGCGGTCAAATATTTTGAAGCCAAGGAACTGGTGATCACCGGCTCTTGGCATGAGCTGTATGAGGAGGCCCATGCCAAGGCGTTCACCGTCGCCCACCTCGCACGGCTGGATCTGGAGGAGGATATCCAGAACGCCATCACGAAATCCCTGAAGGAAGGCAAGACCGAGAAGTGGTTCATCAAGGAGATGACCACGGTCTGCCAGAAGAAAGGATGGTGGGGCAAGGCCATCGATCCAGACACCGGGGAGATCCTGGAGGTCTACCCCGGCACCAGCGTGCCCGTGCAATGGGGCTCCCCCCGCCGCCTCTCCACCATCTACCGCGTCAACATGATGACCGCCTACTCGGTCGGCGGGTACAAGTTCGACTCGGAGAACCAGAAGTCTCGGCCCTACTGGCAATACTGGGCCGTCAAGGATGGCCGCACCCGACCCACTCACGCGGCCCTGCATGGCCGGGTATGGGAGGCGACCGACCCGGTTTGGGACTCCATCTATCCGCCCAACGGCTTCAATTGCCGCTGCGGCGTGCGGACCTTGAGCAAGAAGCGCCTCGACAAGGAAGGGCTCAAGGTGGAATCCAGCGCCGGCAAGCTCGAACAGGTGCAGGTACGGGTGGGGCAGGACGACGACGGCAACCCCATCACCAAGCCGGTCACCCGTCTGCGGTACATGGACAAGTCCACCGGGAAGGAGATGTGGTTCCAGCCGGATCCGGGGTGGAGCTACAACCCTGGGAAGGCTGGGATGGAGGCGCTGGCGCAAGCGAAGAAGAAGGTGCCGCCGCCGCCACCGCCAAAGCTGGTGCCCACGCCGGCGCCAGTTGCGCCAACTCCAGCGAAGCCCCCTTGGGCCCCGCTACCGGGATCGGAGGTCGACATGACCCCGGCCCGCCCTGCCTCGTCGCCACGCGACGGCAGACCGCCACCGCCCCGATTCTCCCCCGCCCAGCGCGCCCTCGGGCTCCAGAAGTTCGGCGGCGAGGTGGACACATGGGGCCTGCGCGCCATGAACGCCCAGCAGCAGAAGCTAGGGCTGCCGGAGCTGACGGTCGAGGAGTCGGCCGCCATCAGAATGTATACTGGCGGCGCCTACAAGCCGCTGAACATCGCTCTGCGGGCGGGCGAGTACGAGACGGATCCGTACCTCCAGGCGTATGTCGATGCTGCTCAGGAAGGGTTACAAAAGATGCCCCGGTTTGTCGGCCCGTCGATCCGCGGGGCGACGTTCAAGCCGGATGCTCTGGATCAGGTCCTGAAGCGCTACCAGGAAGGCGCAGAGGTAGAGGAAAATTCATTTGTCTCGTCCTCGTATGGCGACGAGGCAGCGTTCGACGGGAATGTGATCATGAAGATCGATGGGAAGACAGGCGTCAATATCGCCCGGTTTTCCCAGTACGGCGCCGAGCGCGAAGTCCTTTTCGCGCCTGGTACGCGGTTCCGCGTCGACAAGGTCGACAAGGAGCGGGGCAAGTACATCATCACCATGACGGAGCTGTGACATGGCCGAACAATTCGATGACGCTGACCGGAGTTTCGTGCCGGGCCCTCACTGGCAGGAGAAGACCTCATGGGCGCCTGGCATGCCGCTCGATGGCGACACCATCTCGGACGTGTTCTACGAGGTGCGGCCCGATGGCCGCGCGGCCTCCGTGCAGCGTGCAACGGATGGTCTCACCAAGCCACTTCGCGAGGTGTCGCTGGAGACGCTTGGCAGGCTCGCCGGTGAGCCGGTAACCCTGGCTGGGTGGTACAACGTCCGCGCCGAGTATATCGGGGCCGAGCTGCCCCCACTCGTCAGCGATGTGCTCCAGCTGCACTATCAGGTGGAGGATGGGGGCCGGACGTTCGTGCAGAAGCGCATGAAGGACGGCTCGACAACCCGCCACCCGATATCCGGCACCGACCTCGTCAACGTGTCCGGCCAGCGAGCACCCGGCTGGTACAACTCCCTGGGGGAGTACCTGGGGACCGATGCGCCTGCCGAGGCGGAGACCCCGTGATCTCAATCCAAGTCCGGCTCGATGACCAGGAGGTGATGGATGTCCTCCACGAGCTGCTGATCCGCGGCCAGGACCTCACCCCCGTAATGCGGGACATCGCCGGGGTCCTCAAAGACGCCTCCCTCCGGGCATTTGGGAATGAATCCGACCCAGCTACCGGGACCCCCTGGGTGCCCCTGAAAGAGGGGACCACCGAGAGGAAGATCGGGGGAGGTGTGCGCGGTGACCACCCCATCCTCCAGGTGATTGGACAGCTCCGCCGCTCGGTGGAGGGTAGCGTCTCCTACGGACCCGACTGGGCAGCGGTCGGGTCCAACCTAGACTACGCCGCGATCCACCAGTTCGGCGGGCTGCCAGGCATGCCTCCAGGTCCCGCCGCCGTCCCCGCCCGCCCCTATCTCGGTGTGGGCGACGACGACCTGGAGGAGATTCTCGACCTGGTGCAGGGCTATTTGCAGGGGGGTTGA